TTAAGAACTTTTTGGCTAAAAATTTCCGGGGCAAAATTCCCGGAAGGCAAGTTTGCGTAACTTGCGGCTGAATCAAAAGCCATTGTTCAATCCCTTCCTTTGAGGATTAAGAGTTATAGTCAATTCGCCCTTCAGCCCTTGCAGAGTCGATTTCAGATTCCATCTTTTCAAACTCCCAAGGTTTCATCTTGGCGATATCGGATGCTTTAAACACCCTACCTTCAGTCCGTGAATCTGTAAGGTCACGTGCTTTCGCAGCACCTATAGATACGGCAGCATCTTCCTTTTTCTTCTTTGTACGTTTAGGTGTGATATTTACATCAGCTTTGTACAAATCAACAACACGTGAAGCCCAACGAGCATCTGTATTGTTTTTAAGAATACCATCGGATATGCTAGGCGGTTGTTCTTCTAACCATCCTAAGAATTTCTCGTCCTGTCTAATTTCATTAAAATCAGGATGAGAATTTATAAGTTCTTGGTATGCCGCTTGAACCCTTGTATTTTGTTCTTTTTCACGAATGGTTTCAAGTTCCTGTTCAAGAATTTGCGCCCGTTCACCTGCTTTCATAGTAGCAATAGTCTCTACTACGTCATACACGTCAGGAAATTCTTCCTTAAACTTGACGAGTTCTTCTTCTGTTTTGGGTAGAGAGATACCTTGTGAGCGAGTAGCTTCAGTGAGGGTCGCTTCTAATTGTTTCTCTTTATCCTTGAACTCTTGTACCTTTTCGTCATAGTGCCGTTTTAAATCGTCATAGCGTTTCTTGTAGTCATGCTTGACTTCTGCTTCACCTTGAACAAAACTAGGTTCAGTTTTTTCTTCTTCAGGCTGCGCCTGTTGTTCTTCAACATCCTTGTCTTCTTCAGCGTACACGTCTTCACGATATCCGCCTTTGTAAAGATTATCGTTGTTTATAGTTCCGAAGGAATCGTTTGGTTTATTTGCGCGGTTTCCGCGAACTTTTTTTGCCATTTGTTTTACCTCATCTGCGGGGCTACTTGGCTTGTAGGTAGCCGCTTCGGTTACGTCAGGGCCGCTGTGCGGGTAGCTGACTAATTAGGTCGGGGCGTTGGGGTAGGAACTGGTTTACTCCTACGTACCTTTTGCCTTGTCTCCCGAATCCAATCTAATGCTTTCTCTGCCCGATTGTGTTCAGGGTCACCCTTATTCTTTATTTTTGCAAAAAGACCTTTTTGTATTGCGGTCTCCATGCTTAAAGTATCTCTAAAAGTATTTTTAAATGTTTCGTACCGTCCTTCTGGATGGTCTTCTGTTGGCCTTAATCCGCCAATCCAATCTGCAGATATCAAAACGGCACGGTCAATGTCATTAACATCTTTGTATTCAGGGAAAAAGTTATTAAAGCTTTCTATTTTGCTTCGTAAAGTTATTCTATTTACTTCGGCTAATTCGTCTGCATTTAGTTCTAAAGGTTCTTGTTTTAAAACTGCTCTAGCTTCATCGCCTTGTTTCTTTAAGTAAGGAGTAAATTTAGAAATAATGTCAGAATTAAAACCCATACGTTCTAAATCTTTTACGCTGTGTTGACCTATATCAAATCCAATGCCTATACTCACTCCACTAAGGTCTTCTCCTGTTTTCTTTGGAACGTACCCCTGTGCTTCGTTACCTTCTAATCTAAGTAACAAATCTGCTGTCAACTTTTCAAACGGAGAAAGTTCAGGTATAAAAGGTTTGTAACTGTCAGGAGAAGAAGGTTGTATTTTTACAAATGAGTCTTCAGATGAAACAGGGGGTGGGGGTGCAGGATTTACATCAGATGGGCCACCAGATACGAAAGGCGTTCCTAAAATACCAATTCTACCTGTGCCTAAAATACCGCCTCTAGGAGTTAATACACCGCCGCCTGCAGAATACCCCATTACTCTGCCGCCCATGTTTGCTTGTCTACGGTCTACTTCGGGCTTACCAACATCGTTGAGGCGTTCTAGGGCATCGTAGCCACCAAAGCTTTCAATGTCCTCTGGTTCAATAACGACTTCGCCTTTAGATAAAGCCACGTCAATTAAACCGCCCTTTCTCGCTTTTATTTTAGCAACTTTTTTAGGTTTGTCAACCCTAGAGGGTAACATTCCTAGCTTCTGTAACCTTTCAACAGTAGGTGCGTTAAGAACAAAAGAACCATCACGCACCTGACGGTACTCTGTATCAGCCACTGTCTCATTCTTTGTAAACTGATTCGGTGGGCCAGATACAAACCCTGTTCCTTGTATGGGGTCACCTGACGTACCCCCCTCTTTCATATGAGTACGTCCGCCTGTAGCAAATGTATAACCACCGTAGTCCCCAAAATCACTCATACTACCGCCACTATACGACGGTTCGAATGATGTGCCACCACCAGTATTGTCATCATCAGAAGAACTCTGCTCATCAAACATATTACTACTAAAGTATGTGTCTGTTGTCCCGGTTTCGTAGGTGTCACGATACGTACCAGTGGGCGTACTAGAAGTTATGGCCTCTCCCGTAGAAGCATCTTGTCTAACCGCACCAGCAAACCCTGTGGTTGTTCCGCTACCATATGTACCATCTTCATAAGCAAACGTGTAATCTATAGTTGGTCTGAGGTCTGCACCACCAAGCAGTTCACTTTTTAACTCGTCATCTAAAGTAGAACCGAGTATGCTCTGCTCGTACATGTAACGACCTTTAATATTTGCTTCTGGTGTTGAAGGTGTAATCGGGCTGCTCGTATATTCTTGATACATGTTTCGCAAATATCCACCGCCTAGCCCAGCAGATGTCTTATCTCTTAATTCATTTTCAAGTTGGGTTCGGGTGCGCCCTGTGCGGTCAAGAAAGTTATCTACGTCGCCTACTATTCCATCGGGAGTGATACCTATTGTTGAACCTCCCCCTAATGTAAATACACCAAATCCTTCTGTTCCTAACGCAGCCTGTGCAGCCGCCTCTTCTATCTTTGGTAATGTAAATTTTTCAAATGCTTTTTGACCTAAAGGTTGTGCAAAATCTATCAGGGGTATACCTGTTTTTACACCTCCTGCAATAACGTCCCTTCCACTTGCGATATCAAATCTACTGTCAGGAATACCTAGCGCACGACCTGCTTCTTTTTTAACTAAACTTTTTAATTTTGAACTTACGCCTTTTACAGTAAGCTGCTTTTCTAGAGCTTCTTGTTTTTCTTTCTCTACCTGTTCATCGTAACGTTGACCTATTTGTGTGAAACTGCCTGTTTGTGTTGGCAATACTCTGAATGTATCTCCTGTGCCAGATACAATATTAACCCCGTCAGGAATACCATCGTTGTTTTTATCTTCTATTCTATCCCCTGCAGTAGGTTGTGGACCACCGGGACTACTTTCTGAATCGTACCCTAACTCTTTTGCAACTCCACCGGCCTCTGCTGCACCACGGGATACCTTTGGCCTTCCCATGAATGGAAGAAAAGACCTGCCCGTCCGTTGCTGATATAACATGCCCGTGGCTATACCTGAAGCACCTGCTCGGCCTGCAAGATTTGCCATGTAACTATCAAGTATGCTATTGCCCACTTATGCTTTCCTTTACTGCAGCTTCGTAATCAGCCTTCAGTCCCTTGATTTGTTCCAGTGAAGTTATCTTCCCCTGCAACCGGAACACTTCCAGTTCCGATTGTGCCGCCACCAACGCCCGAAGCGTCATCTGGATTTGCTCCTGCAGGTACTGGTCCAGACTGTCCCATGCCTCCTTGTTCGCCACCAGTGGGCTGACCTTGCTGGCCTGTGTCTTGTTGAGCATTTTGTAGTCCTCTTAGTATCTCTGCAAAAATCTGCGCTTCGTTAACATCATTTACCAAACTATCAGGGTCGATGTCTTGTGCGATAGCAAGTTCACGTACCAAGTTTGGTATCTTGATAAACGGTGCAAGAGACGGATTGGATGCTGTCTGCAGTAAAGTAGTAAGTCGCTGACTGCGTACTTCTTTCTGCATGACTGCAGCTACGCCTCGTGGTTTGATTTCAAGGTCGCCTTCAATGTCAGGTGCATCGTCATTAAACTGCATGTTCCATTGAAAGTATGCTTCACCTAACGGTTTCAACAAGTGGTCATCAATATTCTTAATAACTGTCTTGAGGGAAAGACTTGCTCCCCCCAGTAGCATTGACAGACCAGATGCGGTGCGCCCTGTGCCTGTCACACCTGTTTGTCCGTGCATGATAGATGGCAGACCTGTTTCCTCGTCAGCAAGCTGTCGGCTAATCTGATACATCTGAATGTTTTCAGGTGCGGTGTTTGGAAACTTCAACCCGTTGATTGCTGTTCCCGTAACCCCTGATTGACGACGGAATATTTTACCGGGGAAAATATCCATGTTCTGTCCCGGTACAAGACTCGCCTCATCCACATCAAAAACTAAGTTACCAGCTAGCGCAAGATTATCGATTGCCATCCGAACGTGTCCATTCATCAGCATCTGAGCATCTTCCATGTTCTCTGCGATACCAACTCCCCATACTTGATATGGGTTAATTTCGTACGGAAACACCTGATAAGGAATACGAGCGGGAGTAAACGGGTTTACTACACAACGAAGAATTTCGTTACCACTAACCCATACATTGACTTGCACTTGGTCAAACGCACTCATTTGGTCTGCTTCTTCTAACCCTGCCTCTTTTGCTAGGTATGAATCAAGCACACCCCAGTATTCTAGAACTTCAAAACGCCCTTCTTGATAGTACGCTTCAGTTTCATCCTCTCGAATAGTATCTTCGTAATACTTGTCATTGTAATTTGGACCAGTGGCAAGAACATTTTCGATAGCAACGCTATTAAAATGGGGATGATTTATAAGTCCCCGTACTTGCTGTCGATTCATTCTATGACGTTGGATAACGTACTCGCAGTCTTCAATACTGGTTGCAGAAGGGTCAGGGTGAAAGTCCCAAATAGGAACATGCTCAATACGAGGAACGATACGCTCATACGGCGCATACATACGTTCTCCTTGGTCACTACGTTCCCACTTGTGAATACGTTTATAAAAGTTAAACGGCCCTTTTACCACCCCCGTGCCTAGTAATGCAGATTCAAAAATAGCACTTCGTAGAACATTAACTGCACTTGTATCCAACAGTTGGTCATGGATTTGCTTTTCCATGTTCAATGCTGTTTTTTGAGCCGGGCTTATCTGAGGTTCCCCCATCAAAGCTGGACCTTCTTTTAGGTTCGCGTTCTGATATCTTCCTTGTAACCCGCCTAAGAAATCACCCCCGGTAGCTTGTGTTGCACCAAAAGGTAATTCTCTACCGTCACCATCAAAACCGTACGGGTCAATGATATCGTCAAGTGGTGTGCCTGTATGAGCAAACTCCGCTATTCCTTCTGGAACAGGGGTAGGTTCGACTACGATAGGAAATTTCTTATTAGCAAACAGGATGTCTACAATCTGCCCATAAGCAGCAAGCACTTTAGTTTTGGTAATCTTTATGAATACCTTTGACCTCTCAGAATCACGATACTGAGTAGTAGAATCGTAAATCCCCCGAAAGTTCTTATATGCTTTTAGCCATCTCTGTTCGTACGAATACCTACCGTTCTCAGAATCTTGCAGTTTACCTTTGACATACCCAACAAGACCGGGCATCTTTTCTTCTGGATTGATTATGTTAACGGCAGTATCATCTGCAGGTTCAAGAAAGTTATCAGACATTTTAGTAATCGCGTTCTTCAGCCATCTTCATTAGAGAAGGGTCAACTGCTTTTTTGGTCATTACTTTTGGCATATCTTCAGTTAAAACAGCTTGAGCCATTCTGGTGTCAAACTCTAAACCTTCACGGTATAGGTCTGCTGCTCCCATCTGGTCATCGACGGATGTTTTATCAGAGTTCATGATATAGCCTTCTCCAAAATTCAAGTTGGACATTGCTATGCTCCTTATTATTGAGGTTGTAAAAATGAGCCTGTTAGTGTAGTTTCTTCACCTTGCTCTGCGGCTCTAGTGGCAAGGTTAACTCTTTCCTTTGCTGCTCCTGCAGATAACATACCCATGTTTGACGGAACAGGGTCAGGAATATTTAACGGAGCAGTTGGAATAGGTTGCCCTGTATCTGGGGGTATGTTTCCAAACTCGTCTCCAAAATCATACTGTGCAGCCTGTTGACGCTGCCGTGCTTGTGTAACCATTGTCGGCTCTGTTGGTATAGCCTTTGCAACAGAAACAATGTCTGATGGCGTTACGGGTAAAAACTCTGTCGCTCCTGCTACATATCCAGCAGTTTTTGCCACTGGGGTAGGAAGACCTAATTTTGTAGCTTGTTCAAAAACTGCAGCGGAAGTATCCTTTGCTGCTATCATACTTGCTGCAACACCTATGGGTGGAGCAACAACTTTTAAAACCTTCGCTCCTGCCTTTGTCATAGGACGTGCGTATTTGTTCATAAGCCCCTTTTTAAGGTCTTCAGCTTCATCTGAGGCAGCTTGAGCAGCCTGTTCTTTTTTTGCACCTGCTTTAATTGCATCAGCTTGTGCTTCTGCTGCGGCGATTGTTTTAACATCTTGAACATACTGGTCTGCACCTTTAGCTGTTTCTGCAGTTTGTATTTGTACTTGTTGTTGCGTTTCTGCTGCGCTTAATCTAGCTTGTGCTGTTATCTCTTCATCAAGGGCTATATTTTTTTGATTTCGAGCGGCTGCTGCTTCAGGAGTCTCTGGCTGTTTTTCTGCAGAAACAGAGGTTGTAGCATCTCCTGTTAGTAAATCAGCATCATTAGCTGCGTAAGTTGCCGTTGCTCCTTCTTGAAAAGGAAGGCCAAGAAACTCAGCTAAATCATTTGATGTATTCTTACCAAGCAGTCGTGCTAGAATAGATTCATACGCAAAAAGAGTTTTATGACGAACATCTTGAGCAGAGGCTGTAGCTTTTGTAAGACGAGCATAGTGATTAGTAAGAACCTTATCAATCTCCCCTTCTAAACTTTCTGCACCTGCCGTATGACCAATAAGCACTGATGCTTGTTTAACATCGCCTAACAAGTTTGCAACAGCGGATGCAAAGAAACGACGCATATCTGTATAGCCACTGGGCCTACGTCCTAATTTACTTACAGTGCTTTCACTTAAACTAGGATACACATGCTCATTCAAAGCTGATGCTATCATATCTCGCGTTACGTTTGGAAAAAGTTCACCAAACTCACTAGCATTTGCCATTCTAAAC